CAGATCAGATAGTTCGTACCGTATGCCAAGAATTCGTTGATACTGAGAAAACTTGTGTTACTCTTACAAAAACAGAATTCATTTACGTTGAAGGTAATGAGCCTGGTTTTTATATTAATCTGATTAATTACCCTCGATTTCCTAAAAGAGATTATGAGGTATTTTCTCAAGCAGAAAAATTGTCTTATATTTTGATGTCTAAACTTGAACAAGAACGCTGTTCACTTATAACACCTACTCACATTTATCTTTTTGAGAATCCAGAATATGTTAAAAGCGAAAAAACAAATTTGAGAGGTTAGAAAATGACTGTAAGTGAATTAATTGAAATTTTGGAGAAAGGTGATCCTAAGTCACCTGTTTTCTTTAAAGGGTATGCTTGTGGATCGTCTTTTTATGATCCTGTTACCAAATTTGATATTATTCTTAAAGAAGATGAAGTAATTTTCCTAGCAGATTGGAACTAAATTATGTTTAAAAACGAACACGAACTGGAAGACTTTGTACACGAAAACAATGTGATTCTCTTAACGAGATTCGGTTCTCATTTGTATGGTACTGATACTCCAACATCTGATGTGGATTATAAGGGTATTTTCATTCCGTCTTTGGAAGATATATTGTTGAATCGTGTTAAGAAGTCAATTAATTTTGATTCTAATAAAAGCAACGAGAAAAACGGTACCGGTGATATTGATTGTGAATTGTATTCTATTCACCACTTTTTCCATCTTGCCTCTAAAGGCGAAACAGTTACTATTGATCTTCTTCACGTAAGTATGGAAAACATTCTCCATATGAAGAAGATTTGGGAACGAATCCATGAAAACAGAAGTATGTTTTATACGTCTGAAATGAATGCCCTTGTTGGGTATGCTAGAAAACAGGCAGCCAAGTATGGCTTGCGTGGGTCACGTTTGAATGCTGCTGATTCTTTCCTTAAGTTGCTCAAGAGTGTTGACCCCGAACAACGTATGTCCACTATCTGGAAAGAGTTGCCCGTAAGCGAACATTGCCAACATATGGAATACGATCCTGATCAGAATGGAATTTATCATTACAATTTCTGTGGTAAGATTGTTCAAAGTACCGCTAAAGTATGTTATGTTATCGACATGGTAGAAAAGTTTATTGATCAATATGGTCACCGAGCTAAACTAGCACGACAGAATCTTGGGGTGGATTGGAAAGCTATTTCCCACGCCATTCGTGCTGCCTATCAGTTGATTGAAATTTATTGCACAGGCGATCTCCATTTTCCTTTGAGTTCTAAAGTATACATTAAAAGGGTTAAAAGTGGAGTTCTTGATTTTGGCGAAGTGATTGCCCATTTGGAAGAGCTTATGGAAATCGTTGAACGCCTTTCCGAAACATCGACTTATCCCAAAGCTGTAGATAAAGAAAAAGTGGATAAGTTGCTGTTGGATATTTTGTATGATTATTATAACATTTAGTAAAATAAGTGTTGACTTCTCCTGACCATCCAGTTATACTGTACCTGTAGTTGAGAGAAACATTCACTCATTGAGAAGGAGATTTATTATGGGCCGTAAAACTGTTGAAGTAGAACCTTTGCGTAAATTCATCAATTCAATTCTTGCCAACTCCACCTGCTCTCCTGAACAACGCCAAGGATCAATTATGATTCTGGAAGAAGTTCTCCGCCGCTCTGGTAATTACGGCGGATTCGGTTATCTTGATGCCAGTCAAGTTCCAGCCGGTCAACTGCCCGGAATCATTTTCAATGAAGAAGATATTCGTAACCACGAATTCCCCGATGAAACCCGTCGAGTTTACTATTAATCGGAGGAATATTGATGTTTTGGTATTTGTTCCGAGTATGGACGAAGAAAATGGGCTTGTGACTTGTGGTAATGCTATTCTAAGTGGAAGTGAGATTAAAATTGGCCCAGTCTTTAGTTCTACACCAAAATTTAGAAATAAAAGTAGTATTGATTTAATTGATAATGGTCAACTTGCGACTAAAAGAGCAACGTTTTAAAGGTAGAAATATGTATAGTTCCAATAATGGAGTAGAAGAATTTAAATGTGGATTGGAAATTATAATGAATGTTTATGAGGAGTGGCCAACCCGGCCACTCGGTGGGTATCATTCTTATGCCAAAGAAGATGCTCCATTTGTTATAGTAATTGATGAAGAAACCGTTTTCCCAATTTATGATGACCATCCGAAATATGATGAAGCACGAGTATTAGGATTCACAAAGGAAGATTATTTGGGTGCTAAGGAGATAAGATAATGGAAGAATCCAGGTATAATCATTACAATAGGGTACAAGAAGAAACGTATGAATTTAAACGTGGACCATCAATGTATTCTAGACCTCCTATCCTGCCTATGTACTTTTTAGTAAAGCTGTTCTCGAAACACAAATTTATTTTTTGAAAAGAGGTGAATTATATGATTTTAACTTTAAAGGAATTCGGTGATGCTATCCGTAGTATAGCAACCGTTCTTGACACGAATGACGCATTAGAAAAACATTTGGAATCTTCTGTATTGGAATATAATGCGCCCTTGATTGCTACTACTGTCACGCTTCTAGAAAATGTGATGAACGATAAGGACCAATGGATCAGCTATTGGCTCTGGGAATTGGATTTCGGCCAAAGGAATGACTTAATGGTCACTGATGAAAATGGAGAAACTATTCCTTTAACTACCGTTGTCGATCTGTATAATCTGTTGATTAAGGAATAAAATACTTAACACGAACCAACAAATAGTTTATACTGTTTCTGTATTGATGGTGCTATTTTAGTGAGGTAAAAATGAACCACAAAGAATTTGCTGTTTACGCAATCAATGATTTTATGAAGAATTATCGTGCCCATTATGATGCTATGGTCGCTACGAATCACTTTTCACTTGATGATGGATATTTTCTTAATTATCACGTAGGTGAATCAGTGTGGACCCATACGATGATGGTAATGAGCCACGCCCTTTCTAAACTAGAAGACTGTGAATATATTTATCCGGAAGAATATAAGGCTATTATTCTTGCCGTTCTTCTGCACGATATTGGTAAGCCCGGTGCCTTCGCTGTTGATCAAGAGCGCGGCAAAGTGACTTTCTATGGCCATGAACAATTGAGTACTGTTCTTGCTGTTGATATTCTTGTTGATTATGTCAATAAGACTCTTATCGACCGTGAAACTATGGTTAATGTTTTGTATCTGATCAACCAACATACATTGTTTTATGATCTCGATCCTGTGCGTTTGGAAGGCAAATCATTTCGTAAACTGATGAAGAAAATCAATCCTGTAATTGTACGCCAACTGCTGTTTCTTCGGGTTGTCGATATGTTAGGAAATATCAGCACAAAGAACGAAGTTCGTCCAAAAGTTTTTGATAGTGCGAATCTTGCAGAAAAATTAATTGCTGCTACTATGGCAGAATCATATGGTAACATTGAATATGATAACACTCTTCCTGTGTTGACGATGATGGTGGGTCTTCCTCGTTCGGGTAAGAGCTTTTATCTTAGCACAACAAACAATCTTGTCCTTTCCCGTGATGCTATTGTGGAAGAACTGGCACCAACTATGCCTTATAACGAGGCATTCAAGACTGTTGACCAAGATGAAGTTGAAAAGATATTTGAAGATAGGTTAAACGGATTAATTGCCCGGCGAGTGTCTTTTGCTGTTGATAAAACAAATCTTACTAGGAAATCACGAAACAAGATTGTTAGTCGAGTGAAGGGAAAATACAATGTTCGGTTTATTGTATTCCTTACCCCCTATCGAACTATTATGAAACGTAACTTTGACGGACTAAGACTTGGTAAATTTATTCATGGTCGTGTTATGGATATGATGACTAAGAATTTTACTTTACCTCAAATGGATGAAGTAACTGGAATTTATTCTGATATCAAATTTGTATTGCCAGAGGAGTAAGTATGATAATCAAAGAAAATATGTGCTATAGTTTGTTAATGAGGATGCTGTTGGATACTCCAGCAATAACTCAGTGTATCAGAAATATTGAGTTTACACCTCCTGATTTATCAAGCGAAGGATTCAATGGATATATGTCAACAGATGTAACTATTACTGTTGATGATTTGGTTAAGTATGCTGCTCTTCGGGAGAAAGCACTTAATCTTATTAGTGGCAATTCTGTATTCTATCACGAAATAAAGAATGGGAATGATGAACTATGGCCGAAGTAACTTTTGACTTGTTTTCTGCCACATTGAAAGCAAAAAGTATATTAGGTCATTCTGATTTTGATATTGTTGTTTCCCCTTGGTATAATGGGTATAAGATCCGTATTCGTTCGTTTGCCGTTGATATGATGTGGCAACAACAGTTTGTGACTACATACCAAGAAATCATATCTGGTGAGCCAGATATTCTTAATTTGAGATTTGAGGAAGCATTACATAATTTAGTGTATCGTCAAAACAAGGAGTAAATATGTTCGTGTGGCAAGGTAAATACAGAAATCATTACTCAACTTATGATTGGAAAACACCAGAGAAGTTTAATGATGTAGCTCAATCAGTCATTAATGTGGTATGGAATTCGTGGTATACAAAACTAAGTAGACCTACGTTCATTCATATTTCTAAGCAAGATGTTTGGGGTATGGATAGTACGCTTGCGCCTATCATTCTCAAGATGTTAAAGAAGATGGAGAAACACGGCGCACCTTGGGTTGATGATGAAGATGTGCCAGATGAACTGAAATCCACCGCAGCGCCTGAAAAAGAAAATGAGTGGGACACTGATGACAATTGGTTCAAAAGATGGGATTATGTCTTTGGTTGTATGATTTGGTCTTTTGAGCAAATAGTAAATGATGATTGGGAAGAACAGTTTCATACTGGCGTTATTGATTGGAAATCTGAACCTACAGAAGATGATGGTTATTACTTAGTCAATGGACCAAATCATACTCATAAATTTGACAAAGAAGGCTACATAGAGTATAGTAAGAGAATACAAAAAGGGCTTACTCTTTTCGGTAAATATTATCAAGGACTATGGTGTTAACTATAGGATCAACATTACCAATATATTTGTTATCTACACCCACAGGATATTATGTTTGGCATGATTTAATGTATGACAACCAACAAAAGGAGAAAGAAATGCGAGTACAATATTTGAGAAATTCTAAGGGTCATCCGTACGCTACATTCATTCAGAACGCTGGATATTTCGGTTGGTCGCTTTGTGATAAAGAAGATAGTTTTAATAAAAAAATTGGTAAAGAGTTAGCACTAGACCGTTCCGAGGAAATCCACGAAATTAATTTTGAGGAAGTTCCCGCGTCTATTCGTACCCAATATAGAAATTTCATTATGCGTACCTATGTGTTTGAAGGTATTAATGAGATTAAGGGGGATGTCAAGTCTGCCGATCCGGATGAAATTCTCGAAGTATATAAAACTGTTCTAGAATCCGAATTGAAGTTTGTCCATAAAACTATAGGACAACTTAAACTAAAAACAGAAGAACTTTTTTAAGGAGATACTTTATGACGATGTGGGAATTTTTCTATAAAATGTGTTTTGGTATTGGATTAATTTGGGTAATTCTTGCCACTATCTCTGTTTCTATTGTTACTTTCATTGCTCTTTCAGAAAAATATCGTACTTGGAGATATGAGAGGTCTTTAAATGATAACAAGAAATGAGTCTGATGAATTACCGATTGAATTTCTTGGCAAACCAGTACGTTATTGGATAGAACTTGAGAGATTAGCTAAGACTCATAATCTTGAAAAGACTATTGATGAATTAGTTGATGTTAAAAATAGACTTATTTTTTATGAGCTTGTTTTGGATAGAATCAATTGTATTGCCAATACAGAGTATAAAGGTACTTTCGTAAAGAAATAATATGTTATTTGTTGATATCCGTTATCCCCAGAGATTAGCTCCTTATTTGGAGAACTTTGTTCAAAAGAAACAATATCTGTGGAACTTTTCTTGCCCTCTTTGTGGTGATATATCCAAAGGCAAGAAGATGAAACGCGGATTCATCTATAAACTTAATAATAGCTTAAACTTTAAATGCCACCATTGCGGAGTTTCTACCTCGTTTGGTGGCTTCTTAAAGATTCAATTTCCAGACATTTATAAAGAATATGTCTTAGAGAACTATAAAGAATCATCTTCGATTAATACACCTCACGCCTCAACTAAAGAGGTTAAGAAAGAATATAATTTTTCTGTAGTGGATAATTATGGTATTGCTGTTGATCCTATTCTTTCTGCCCTCAAGCCCTGTACTAACTTAAAAGAAACTAATCCTGTTTGTAAATGGTTAGACAAAAGAAAGATACCAGAAAACAAAAGGCATTTGCTATATTATACCACTAAGTTTAAAAAATATATCAATTCTGTTAAGCCAGGTGAATTCAAAGATGATACTAACGATCATTTGAGGATCATTATTCCCTATAAAAACGAAAAGGGAAAAGTGGTAGCAATGGCTGGTCGAGCATTGAAAAATGAACATCCGAAATATTATATGATCAAGTTAGATGAAGATGCCGAGCGTATTTTTGGACTAGAAAGAATTGATATAAAGAAGCCTATATTTGTTGTTGAAGGTGCCATAGATTCCTTGTTTCTACCAAACTCCATAGCTATTTCAGGAGCGTCTTATAACACTCCATTTTTGGAAACGTATAAAGATAAGGTAATCATCATCCCAGACAAGGAGCCGCGTAATCCAGAAGTAGTGAAGCTATTAGAATCTGTCATTAAGAATGGATTCAAGGTAGCACTATTACCAGAAGTACCAGGCGAGTCTGACATAAACGATATGATTGTTAATGGTAAAACATCTAGGGATATACTTTCGTTGATCCAAGAGCATATGGCAAGCGGGCTAGAAGCCGTATTGAAATTCTCTTATTGGAAAATGTGTTACTCTAGAAAAATTAAAAAATAAAATAGCTAAATATCAACTGAAATCAAATAAACTTTTCAGGAGATATTTATGCCACGTAAAAAAATTAGCTGTTCAGAATGCGGGTTCTTTGGTACCCTTTCTTACAAAGATGAAGAATGTACTTTTAGTGCGGTTACTTGGTGCCCTTGCTGCGGATTCGATCTTTCAGAAGATGTTTCGGAAGAGGACTTTGATTGCGAGTTTGACTAATGTGGTTCTCCAAAGGAAAACCAGTAACTGAAATACCCGATGATGTTCTTGGATTTGTCTACTTAATAACGAACACTGTTGATGGTCGTCTTTATGTGGGCAAGAAGACCTTCAAATTTAGTAAGACCTCTTATAAGACGGTTACACTTAAAAACGGTACCAAAAAGCGCAAAAAGATCAAGAAGCAAGTTGATTCTGACTGGATGGATTATTATGGCTCCAATAAAGAATTGCTTTCTGATATTGAGAAACACGGTCCTGAATTTTTCATTCGAGAAATTCTCCATTTCTGTTCTTCTAAAGGTGAAATGTCGTACCTTGAGTTGAAAGAACAAGTGTTGCGGGATGTTCTGCTCACGGATGCTTACTATAACGGTTATATTATGGCCCGTATAAATCACTCCCATTTAAAAAAACTGAAAAAAACTGAAAAAAGTGAAAATAAAGATTGACTTCTCGAAACTATCCAGCTATACTGTACCTATAGTCAAGAGAAACAAACACTCATTGAGAAGGAAATTCATATTATGAACCCCGTGAAAGAATCATCCGCAGATATCGCCAAACGCTTCGTTGAAGCCTGCCAGAAATATGGCTGGAAATACGAAGTTCGTGGCACCATTCTAACAATCACAAAGAAAATCATACCTGGTGATAATGGCAGTTTTTGTAATGCCGATATGGAGTATGGCTCAATTTTCTGTCACGTTCCCCGTACTGGTGCTGGGTCAACTTGGGGAACTGATGGCGGTGGAATCGGCGCTATCTCTGCTATGAATTCAGGTAATTTCAAGATGAATATGTCTGGTGGGGCAAAACGTGTTTTGAATGCGATCAGTAAAATTAAGTAAAGGAGTGATATATTATGGAAAGAATTGATCTAGCAGTTAAAGAATTTGCTGATGTAACTTATAAACATTTTGATGGATATGGTTTCGCAGTAGGATATCTCCAATCTGTTATTTGTCAACATTTTGCCCATATGCCCAAATATGTCCAAGAATCTATCATTCGATCTTTGAACGATGGTACTGAAAAATATAAATCGGAGTAATTATTATGGGATATCCTCGCGGAAAGAGAAAATGTAAATCAGAAACTCCTATTATTATAGACTACCAGGAAAATGGATGGGATGAAAGACCTAAATGTGGAGTATCGGGTTGTACCAATTATGCCCAACATTTAGGTCTTTATAAAAACGGAGATATTCCACGCGCAAGACATAGATATATTTTTGAGAAAACTTACATAAAAACAGTAACTGGAGAAACAGAATTACTTTCTTTAAAAGTTAGAATTCCTTTATGTAATAAATGCCATATTGATATAACCTGTGAAAAATTTATGGAGAAAACGGGAGCAAGAGATATCAAAACATTTGTTGATATTAAAAAATGGAAAGAACAACAAAAGGAATTAAAACGTGTGCCAAATTTGGAAATATTCTTTAACTAACAACAAAGGAGATTAATTATGGGTGAAGTAGTACAATTGTCATTTCAAGAGAACATGGTTGGTCTAGACCATTTCAAAGATCAAAAAGCAAAAGATTGGCTTATTGATCTTTTGCAAACACGTGAGGTAGAAATTACCTTCATTAAACGGGATGATACAGAACGAATTATGGATTGTTCACTGGATCCAGTGTTTATTCCTGTTGTGAAAAAGAAGACTGAACGGATTCGCAAAGAGAATCCTGATGTACTGTCTGTTGTGGATGTAGAAATTGGTGAATGGCGTTCTATTCGCTGGGATTCTATTACTAACATCAAATGGGGTGTAGCTACTAACGACTAAAAAGGAGATTTATTATGGCAGTTAAAGTTGTAAAAGACAAGAAAACAGGCGTTACAAGGCCCGCGAAAAAGACCGGTGTTAAAAAAGGCACCAAACGTAAATAATTCATTATTAAAAAGGAGATTAAAAGAATGAGTACAGTTGTGGATCCAGCAATGAAGCAAAAATTGAAGAATGCTATGTCAGAAGTATCGTCCGCTATGTCACGAATTGAATCGGAACGTGAAATCATCAAAGACATTTTGAATGAGATTAACGCTACTCAAGGTATTGAGAAGCCCGTTCTTCGGCGGCTGTTTAAGGTGTATCACAAACAGAATTTCCAAGATGAAGTAACCACGTCAGAAGAATTTCAAAACATTTATGAGTCCGTGGTAAGCTAAAAGTTGTACAAATTTTTGTATAGATCCGTACTTCTT